GTTGCTGAGCGAGCCGAGGCCGGAATACATGTTGGCGACATTGTTCGCCAAGGCGCCCGTCTGGTTCGTCGTGCCGGCCAGGGAGTTGTAGAGGTTGCCGGCTCCCAACATCGACCCGGCGAACTGATTGCTTAGGTTGCCCAAGCCCGCATAGGTGTTCGCGACGGAGTTTTGAAGATTGCCGGCGCCCAAGAGCGAATTGCCGAACTGGCCATAAAGGCCGCCGATGTTCGACAGGAGGCCCGAGGCCTGGCCCAAATTCTGCGCGTTGGCCAACTGACCCTGGAGGTCAACACCCTGCTGCGTATTGAACTGGTTGAGGGCCTGCGAATAATTGCGGCTATTGAGATCCGCGACCGTCTGTGCGTTGACGAGGCCCTGCTGCCCCATCAGTTCGGCCTGAGCCACGCCCGCGCGATCACCGCCCCATGCGCCCTTGGCAATCGCATTGCCCATGAGCGCGGTCTGCTGCTGCGCATTCTGGCGCTGCAACGTGTTCATCGTCGCGTCGACGAGAGCTTGCTGGCCCGGATCGAGATACTGCTGAAGCGCCTGGGCAGAAAATGCCATCGGCGTTATTTTGGTCTGGCCAAGCTGGTTCGCGTAATCGGCCGCTTGGGCTCCATACTGCGAGCCCTGCCCGATCATGCCGGCGGCTTGCTGCCCATATCCCAACGCGCCATTGGCAATGTTCGCGGCTTGCCCCGCGTACTGATTGCCTTGGTTCACATAATTGGCGACCTGTGACCCGTATTGCGCGCCCTGGTTGACAAGCCCTGATGCCTGGTTTCCATATGCGAGCGCCTGATTGCCAATGTTCGCGGCCTGATTGGCGTAGTTGGCGCCCTGCCCGACATAATTCGCGGCCTGCTGTCCATAGGCTCCGGCTTGGTTGTTATAGCCAGTCGCCGAATCCCCATAGCCCGCAGCATTGGACAGATACGTGGCGCCCTGAGCGAATGGCTGACCGGTGAACCCGGTCGTTGCCATCGCTCCCTTCATCCAATCCCCACCGAGATCGAAATAAGGGCTCGATACTCCACCAATGCCATTTAGGCCGTTGATCGCATCCAGTTGCTGCTGATTTGCGCCGGCATAAACTTCTCCCGTGTAGGGAGAGTATGGAGCATTCGCAAGCGCCGCCGCCGAATTCCACGTGTTGAAGAGCCCCTCAGCAGTCCACTGCGAGGGATAGGTCGTCTGGGTCGTTGCCATGTATGATTATCCCCCGGCAGGAGCAGGGCTAGGGTCGTAGACGAAGAAGTGAAACGTCGTCGGTTCGCCGTAATGGCGGCGGTAACTCTCGATCTTTCGCTGATTGTCAGGGCGCGAGGTCATGCGAGAGTGCAGGCGCAGATTTGTCTTGTCTGCGAAATGCTTCGCCGCCTTGACAATCTTCGACGTATATCCGCCTTGTTCTCGATATTCTGGCTTGACGATCATCGCGCATTCTTCAAGCGCGAGACTGGGATGCATGACAGGGACAACCCACGTCATGGCGCGGATATCGTCAGACGGTCCAATCACACCAACGAAGCCGTTGGCCCCAGCAAGAGAGGCATCGATCGCACGACCGGCGCCGTTCTCATCCCAGTTCGTGCCGCCGTTTTCCTCGTGATACAGGCGCAACAGCTCGAGCACGCCGCTCCGATCCGCCGGAGTGGCGACGCGCACCTCTTCAGTGTTCTGCATGCTATTTTTTCGGTCCTGGGATGCTTTTCAGGCGCTCGATGTTTCGCTTGCGCGCCTGCCTGACGAAGGCGTTGAGGGCTTTATGACCGGCGTTCAGGTTGCCATTCCCGGCGCGGGCGACCGCGGCGGGAGACACGACATATTCACCGGCCGCCGCTATGATTGGCGTGGCCTTGGGAGGCTTTCCGCCGGATGCCATCACGGGCTCGGATGGGCCGCCAAAATATTGCTCGAGGAGGGCCATTCCTGCATTTGTGTTGCCTTCGCCCAGGGCGGACACCACATCAGCCGGTACGACGAAGCTGTCTTCCTGCACATCGATGGGTAGTACGTCCGTGCGCCCGCCCGTTTCCCCATGAAGCGGGCCGGACACAGGGCCACCATTGGCACGCTGTTGAGCGATGGCGAGAGCGCGGGCGATGGCGGGGTTCATGATCCGTACACCGCGACCTTTCCGGTCGTCCCATCAGGAAGCGTGATAGTCAGGTAGGTCACGGGCTGTGCGGGGGGAGCCGTGGCTGAACCGCCTGATGCACTTGTGGATGTCCCGCTTGCCTGCTGTGGAAAGACGGAGCGGATGACCTTGGTCATATTGTTGATCGCGACCACGCCGTTCTGGATGGCCGAAAAGATATTCATCAAGCCGGCATAAATGCTGGTTCCGCCAGCGCCGCCGGAGGAATCTCCCATCATCGACATGTCTGTGACCCCTTAGCTTACTGCCGGCCGTCTTGAGCGACGCGAAAACGAATATCGCCAAGGCGCCAGAAGGAATCGGTGGCGCTGTCTATCTCCTCGACCTCCATCGCGACGTATCGGCCGCGAATGCGCGTCGAGAGGAAGTTCTTCGAATTCGGATAGGAAAACGGCCCGTGAACGGTCTCTGCGTCGTTCAAGTTCATCTTGGAGTAGAACTTGATATTCAGTGTGACGTCCTTACTGCCGCTGAACGTTCCGAATATGAAGTCCGGGTAGATCATGTCTACGAAGCCGGCGTTCTGACTCTCATTGACCATCCAGTACCCGGTCTTGAACTTCGACGTCAGCTGCGATGTCCCGGCCTTGTACCCGATTTCATTCTGGATAATGATGGAGTTGGATGTTCCGGGAGCGGACGCCAATGGCGGCCCGAGAACCGACCGATCAAGCCATGCATAGCGAGTTACTTGAGGACCCGTCTCATAAGTCCACGCGTTGTTCTCAAGATTGTAGATGACGCGGGAATCGACTTCGCTGCTCCCCGCCGAGCAATAATACCAACCAACCTCATTGAACCCGATATTCGGCGCACAGAATATTTTGTCTAGGGCTGCCTGCGACGTGTTCAGGTTCTGATAGACGGCATCCCAGACCGTGCATTTCATCGGCCTGATGTTGCCGTTTGACATCACGTAAAACTGGTCTTTACCCATCCAGAAGATGTCGGCATTCAGCGCGCCAACAGCGCGGCGCGCAATAAGACCGGACCCAGCCCCGATCAGATTGAACCCGAAGACCAGTGGCGTCCCGACATACTGCATGACCCAGGTATCGGTTTCGGTCCAGATGAATGCCTGCTGCGATGCCTGGAGGCAGCCGACAATCCGATTCCCCCTCGATATCCTGAAGCTACCCGCCTGATCGATGCTGGAAGCCGTCCAGTCATTGTAGTTCGACACATCCGACCAACGAAGGGTCAATGGGTCTAGGATGTTCCCGGTCGAAGCACCCCAACACACGAGAATCTGCTGGGGCATCGCGATAAATGAGCCGGCCGAATAGACTGGGGATCCAGCGACCGGAACCATTGGGCCGCCGTTGAGCGACGACGAATAAGTCCGCCCCCCAACAGCAGTAGCGACAGCCGCCGCGCCCCATGGGGAAAGCGTCCAATATGGAGAGGTCTGCGTAGTTCCGGCGACAGGCGTTAATGCAAGTGGCTTTGCGACGGTATAGTAGATGATGCCGCCACTTTGATAGGTGTTCCCGTTGCTCGTTGCATTCGAGGGCAAACGGACGCTGAATGCCGCCGAGGTAGGAGGATCGGACGTCTGAGAGACCGTCAGGTCGCCAACAACCGTTAGGCCGCCAAGCGTCGTCGGATACGTGAACCGGAGGATGTCGCCGGGCTGAACCTTCGGGAATCCCTGCATAACAATTAGCAGCAAGTTGCTGCCGGAAAACACGCGCATTGTCGGCGGGAAAACCGCGCCACCAACGACCGGGTTCTGATACACTTTGGCGCAATCAACGATTATATACGTCCCAGTCGCGGTCAGAATCTCGTACGATCCAAAAAGATACCCACCCTTTAAGCTGCCATCAGCCCCAACACCGACCACAGTGTCGAATGTGATGATATCCCCCGCTTCGAACGTATGCCCAGACCAGTTGATTTGGACGAGGGAGGATCCCGCCGCAATATCGACGGTGAGTGATGTCCTATTAATCGACCCACTCGTGTAAACAGGCGATACATCGGTAAGGGTCCCGCTCGACAGGAACCTGACACGATCGTTCGCGATAACGAGAGTCGGGTTTGCTCCGCTCAGAGATTCGAGCGGCATCATATCGCGCGGCGGCGGGTTGAAGGTCGTCCCCGTATAATAGTTGACCCAGCCACCTTGCTTCTGCGGAAGGCCCTGCCACCAGCGCACACCTTGAGACGAGACGACACCCGCGGTATTAAGCGTCGGCGTCATTTCGGTATTGGTGCCCGGCACAAGCCGGACATGAGCCATGGGCATGTGCAGTTTTACCTATTCGGGCTGGCGATCGGCGAAGGAGACCGGGAGGCCCAAGCCTGCGCTTCGAATTTCTTCCGGACTTCTTCCAGCCCGGCCGATGCGATCAGGGTTTTGTATTGGGCTTCCCAGCTAACCGCTTGGCCTGGGTCGTCCGCCTGAGCCCCGAAGTTCTTCTGCCAGCCTGAGCCATAGACCATGGAGGCAGCGACAAAGAGGTCAGGCAGATGCTCTGTCAGAAACGTGCTGGTATTGCTGGCCGATAGAGGTGCCGGCCTGATCGTTCCGATGACTTCAAGCTTGTACGTGTCATTGGCCGCAGGCCCGACAATGATTGACCACTGGTCGACCATCGCGAAACAGTTAGGTACGTTCGCCGATGCAGCGCTTGACCAGGCATAGTCCACGAAATCACGCGACACCGGCTGTAGCGGAACGCGTGTCCCGTTGTCCGGCACCGCTCCGGCCGGGGTGACCAGATTGATGGACTGGACAGTGACGAACGTGTTCGGGATAGTCACGTTGCGGCTGTTGAGCGTGGTCGATACCGTCGCATCCCGAACAACGGTCTGAAGAAGATCAAGCTCGCGATAAATGCGCTGCTCGGCATAGTCGATCATGCCGGGGATGATTGCGACATAATCAGGGTTTGTCGGGCTGTCGAGCGCAAGCAGCTCCGCCACCTGCGCGATGTAGGTGGTGTAGGTCAGTGCCATTGTCTTGAACCTTCCCGCCTAGCTCCAGGAGAGCCGGAAAAGAGCGCCGGCGCCGTTGGACCCGGTTGCGTTGCCGTTATTGCCGCCGCCGCCACCACCGCCGTAGGGGTCGCCAGGTGTGCTTGGCGTGGGGCTTCCGCCGCCTACCGCTCCGACGCCCCCGTCGCCACCGGGCGAATTGCCTATGCCTACGGTCCCGAACGCGACGGGGGCCGCTCCCGCTCCGGTTGCGCCACCAGCGCCGCCCCCGCTCGACCCAATCAGATTGCTGCCACCGTTGCCGCCGTTGTATTTAGTTGTTCCCGTTCCGCTGGTCGCTTGCCCACCGCTACCACCGAGGATCGTGCTGCTACCGCTGCTGTTGCCGCCGTTGCCGCCATTCTGGGATGCGCAGATAATCGTGCCCCCGCTATTCGTTAGTCGGACGCCGGAGAGCCCGCCGAAGGCCGTGTCAATGTACAAATAAAGCGTCGAAACGCCCGACAAGCTGTAACTTGTGATGATGGAACTAGCCCCAGCTCCACCTCCAGACCCGCCCCTGGAACTCCCCGATATCCAGTTCCCGCCCTTGCCACCTTGGCCGATAACCATCACCCCGACAGTTGTTGCACCAGATGGCACCGATACACTTTGGTTCCAGGCGCTTGACTGCCATGCGGGCGTGACATCCTGTGTTGTCGGAGAGAAGCCGCCAGAGAAAATATAGCCGAGACCAAACCTGCTCATGCTGCCAGGTCTCCCGACAGCCACCAGACGTCAGTCGCGGTTTTAAGAAGCGTTCCAGCCGAATATTGCGCGGACAGCTTCTTGTTGCTGGACTTTGAATTGATCGTCACGCCAGAGCCCTGAGCGATCGTTGTCTGTCCGGCTCCAAGCGATCCAAGGTCGATCTGCGTTCCGACCGGGAAGGCGACTGATGAGTTGGGCGGGACCGTCAAGGTGTTCGACCCCGCGTTGGTCATCGTCACGACCTTTCCGGCATCCGCGAGAACGAGCGTATAGCTCGAGCCGGTCTGCGCATTGATCGCGCGCGTAATGTCTGACTTGGCGTCAAGCGATGTCTGGAGGCTGGCGACATCACTGATCGCAAGGGAAACCCAGGTCGGGTTAGCGGCAGAGCCTTGCGTCTTGAGGAACTGACCGTTCGTGCCGACGCCCAAAGCCGCCCACGTCGATGAACCGCGATAGATAATCGCGCCTTGCGTCGACGACAGAAGGTCTAGGATCGACGTCAGGGTCACGCCGGTAGGCGCTGCTGATCCGCCAGTTGTATTCGCAAGGATGGTCTGCGACGTGATATTCGCGAGGGATATCGTACGGTCCGCGGAAAGATTTCCGCCACCCGTCAGGCCCGTTCCCGTTGACACACTGCGTGTCGTCGGGACCGCGCTGATGCTGGCTGGCGTAATATTGGCGTTCGCCGCCGCCGTCAGGCGCCCCTGGGCATCCACAGTGAATGTAGCTACCGCGGACGTCGAACCATAGGCTCCGGCCGCGACAGTCGTATTCGCCAGCGAAATCGTACCGGTCCCGGTAATAGGTCCGCCCGTCAGGCCCGTTCCGGTATCAACGCTTGTGACCGTTCCAGAACCGCCGGGCGTGGTTGCCCATGTCCCGTCAGCCTTCAGGAACTTGTTCGCGGCTGCGTCACCCGCTCCAGGGGCGGGCGCGAGGCCCTTTGTCCCACCGGATCCGCTATCTCCCACCATCGCATTGAGCAGCGATGTGGCCTGCGTTGCAGAAAGATCCTCGACATTGCCCGTGGAGGCCGTCACGCGGCCCTTGAAGGTCGCCGTCGCCACCTGCGCCAGCATGGCATTCGTGACGCCGTTATTGGCGATCGAGAGAGAGCCAGTTCCCGTGATCGGGCCGCCTGTCAATCCAGAACCAGACCCAACGCTTGTGACCGTGCCGACAGACGATTCACGGCCACGGAACGTGTAATAATTCGTCCCGTCCGAGAAGATCTGCGCGCCCTGGTTCGTCGCGAGGGTGAGGCTCGACGCTCCATCAATCGTGGAGGTTGTTGGCGTGATCGTTACAGTGCCCGCGCCGCGGTTTTCGGCGTAGTAGAACCATCCACTTGGGAAGCTTCCGCCCGCTTGCGGTAGCGTGACCGCAATGGCGGAAACATTGCTGTGGGAAACGAGCTTGGCCTGATCAGACGCCTGGACGGTATAGGATGTCGTGGTCTGGTTGTTGACGCTGAAGGCGACCGCCAGGGTGCCTGTGGTGTTGATTGTGCCACCGGATAGGCCCGCGCCGCCCGTAACGGCCGTGACCGTTCCAGTGCCCGCGATGGGCGCCCAACCTGTGTCATAGTTCGTGGCAGACAGCTTGACGAGAGCTTCACCCGTCGAGCCGCCCGGCGGGACACCACCGGACCCACCGCCCGGAGCGGACCAGCCGCCTGCCGCGTTCAGAAACTTGTCGGCCGCGGCATCGCCGGCCGCGGGGGCAGGAACGAGGCCCTTGACGCCGCCTGAACCGGAATCGCCCGTAAAGGCGGACAGCAACGCAGTCGCCTGACTTCCGTTGACCGCAGAGGGGACTGCAGCGCCGCCCGTAGCATTGGCAAGGAAATTTCCGGCCGCGATCGGCGCATCGCCATTCGGGACTGTCCAAGTCGCGTCCGCCTTCAGAAAGGCGTTGTCGGCCGCGTCTCCCGCCGCTGGTCCCGGGACAAGTCCTTTCGATCCACCAGACCCGGTATCAGGTACGAAAGTATCGAGAACCCCCGTCGCCTGCGCGCTGGAAAGAGCGATAGGAGCGGCAGAACCACCGCTCGCATTGCCCATGATCGTGTTATTGGAAACGCTGGCGAGGGCGATGGTCCTGTTGGTCGTGAGATCGCCACCACCCGTCAGGCCAGTGCCAGCGGTAATGATTCGGCCCGTCGGGACATAGCCCGAGACGGAACTTGTCCACGATGGGTCAGCGCCCGCGCCATTCGTTTGCAGAAGTTGGCTCGCGGTGCCAGGTGCGAGAGCGGACCACGCCGACGCCCCGCGGAACAACATGGTGCCGCGCGCGCTACTGAATGATGCATCAAGGAGGGCGGAAACGGTCTGGTCGGTCGGCGCCGCGGATCCGCCCGTGATGTTCGCCTTCACCGTCATAGACGGCATGTTGGCGAGTTCGAGCGTCACGTCTGCGCCGAGGCTTCCGCCGCCAGACAGGCCGTTCCCCGCAATCACCTGACGGGACACAGGGACATAGGAGCTACTGAGAGACGCCCAGCTTGGGTTGGCGCCCGTCCCCGCCGATATCAGGACGTCATTATTGTTGCCCGGCGGGAGCGCAACCCAGGCCGACCCGCTGCGATAGAGAAGGCTTCCCTGCGACGAGGCGAACGCCGCATCGAACAACGCCGTGGGCGACACATCCGAAGGGGTCGTCGTCCCGCCGGTCGGGTTCGCCTTGATCGTCAAGGCCGGCATATTGGCCATGGAGATCGTGCGATCGGCCGACAAATCGCCGCCACCGGTTAGGCCGGTACCCGTGCTGATTGTTCTTGTGTCGGGCACGAATGTGACTGAGATATTCGTGACGGCGGTTAGCTGGCCTTGCGCATTGACGGTGAGACGCGGGATTTGCGAGGCACTGCCATAGACGCCAGCGGACACGCCCGTGTTGCTGATTGAGAGCGTGACGTTGCTGGCAAGAGACCCGCCGCCGGACAGGCCCGTACTCGCAATGATGGACGTGCTTTTCGAGGCGAAGTTCTGACCGACATAATCGCTGATCTGCTGTGCAGTGACCTTGACGGAATTGCCGTTGATATTGCCGGGCTGCACGGACTCAAAGAGTTCCGTCCCCGCCAGCGTTGTGCCCGCTGGCAGGTCAGGGATTTTTATATCGGCCATTAAGCTACCCCTGCGTCACACGGGTATCGCCGTTCATGGTCACGCGGGTATCGCCGCCTTGCGTGACACGGATGTCAGTGGCGGCCTCAACGGACATGAACGGACGAGGATTCTGGATAGGCCGCGGGTCAGGCGGCAGGATGATTGCCCGCAGTTGTTCTTGCGGTATGTCCATGCAGGTCGGGCAGACCAGCATATAGGTGTTCTGTAATGAGGCGCCCTGCCACTCGTATTGCCAGCCAAGATCCGAGTGAGAATACTGAAACCCACAGCAATCACAGGTGCCAACCGCCTCCGGGCTCGCAAACGATATGTTGCGAACACGCCCGCGGCCCCAGATGCTCATGGATTACGCCCTGGTATACTGATTGAGGCCGCTTGGGATGATGTACATCTGAGCGTCTTCCACATCCTGCGTGGAGGCGATCTGATAGGCTTTCTCAGCTTGGGCCGCGAGTTGGACGATGCGATCCGGCGCCCATATCACCGCAAGGCGCGCAGCAAGACCGGCCACGAAGGCATCGAGATACCGATACGGAAGCTGAACGTTCACACCGCCTGGAACGGACGCATCTTCAACCTGAACGAAGCGGTAGTATTCCAGCGTGTAGGTCGTGGCCGAATCCGGGACGAGCCAAAGCGTTATCTCGGGGCTGATCTGCCGGTTGAACCAATAGGTTGTTGGGACGCCTGTCTGGTCCTTGTTCGGATAGCTCGCATATTCGGTACGGCTGATGGATGTCAGGATGCGATCCGTGTTCGTCGGCCCCACGGAGGTGCGCACATAGACATCCAGGATCTGGATGGTATCCTGGGCAACCGCATATGTGGCAACGCCCGGAGATAGCGGAACGGAAACAAGGTCAACAGTCCAGAGTGTCGGCCCGCGATTGGCGAATTCGACCTGCAGGAAATTGGCCTCGTTCTTGGCGTCCTCGATATGCTCCTGAAGGATTTGCGGGCGCCTGATACCACAGCGCGAATAGGCTGCATGGATGAGGCTCGAGAACGGAGGGTTGAACGAAGTCGTCCCTGACGTAGCCATCATTGCCCCTCGAGAAATGCTTTTTGCTCAGCCGACAGGGCGTTCGTCGGCCGCCAGATCAGCGACGGATCCGCCTCGATCGCCTGCTTGTTCGCCTCGGAAAGGACGCTATCGAACACATAGAAGTAGGAGAGAATTCCCTCGCCGCCTGTCGTGTTGAACAGGTTGCCGGATCCGGGATAGAGGTTCGTGTTCGCGATCCACGCGGTAGGAGCGCCCTCGGTGATCGAATTGCGATTGGAGCCGTTGGCATAGAGGACGGATTCACCTGTCGTCTGGTTTCCGCTCCATGCCCCAATCAGAGGAACACCCGCTTGGAGACCGCCAGCCCATGTGTTCGAGCTGTTCATCCTCGCGTTCAGGCTTCCGGCCGCCGGGATCCAGCCCTCGTAGTTGTTCGCCCCAACGCCGCTGTCGAACATCGCGTTGAAGTTGTAGAGAGATGCCGGCACAAACCGGTACATCATCGTGAACGCGTTCGGCAGATCGCCAACAAGCGTGGTAAACTGCGTCCTGTCGTTCAGAAGTCCGCTTTTCACGCGAGATACTGGCGGGATATTGTAGAAGTCGATCGTCGTCGTCAGTGGCGACCCGAGATCGCAGCACACACCGAACTGACCGGCCTGATTGAAATCAATGCCCTCCAGCGTTCCCGAGAAGTCGCTCAGCAGGTATTCGTGGACAAGCGTGCCGCTTGCATCGAACACGGCCACGACCCGGCTGCCGGGGCTGTTGACGCGCCATGCCGGGATGTAGAGAAGGCCTTTGTAGAAGGCGATGCCGTTGCGATTATACCACCGCGGGCTGACCGTGAGTGGCGTCATCTCCTCGAATGTGTCGAGGTTGAACCGGAGGATCTTCGTGTCGTCACAATAGGGCGTGCCGTAAATGATGCGCGCGCCCGGATCGATGGCCAAACCCGAAATTGCCGTATAGTTCGCAACGGCATGCGTGGAGATAAGGCTGAGATCGTCCGCGCTGTAGACCGCGATCTGCTCGTAGAGCTGCGTCCCACCGCATGACCCCGACCAATAGTCGACCGGGATGTAAATCTTCCCTTCGCAATAGGCGGGGTCACCCATATGGTTCGGAGAACCAATCAGGCCCGCGAAGGGGTCGTCGTTCTGGAGGAGAACGCTCCAATCGCCGATGGTCCGCTTATAGATGATGTTGGTGTGGTTCGTGTAGTTGAATACGAAATCCGTCGTCCAGCCCTGATGGTTCGGGTAGATGTTGGGGCTTCTGGACGCGCGGGTGACCTTCGCACTGGATGCCGCGTCAAACCCCGTCTGACGATCGCCGAGCGTGTTGTAAACAAGGCCGGATATGAGGCCCGCTGCCAAAGGCTCGTCGGGGTCCGCTTCCATCTGGAAGGGCCCCCAGAACTGGGCTTTGGTGAACACGGAATCGCCAGCCGGCGGAAGAATCGTATAGGTGCCGTCAACGACGAAGGCCCGCTTCCACTCCTGCGTTGTCGGCCCGCGCACAAGCACGTCGTACATGCCATTATCGACATCCACGACCTGGGATGCAGCCTCCCCCACGAACGCGGCATAGACGCCAGGCAGCCGAATGCCATCCGCGCCCGGAATGTCAGAGACCACGCCGCCGGGAATGGACACCCCGCCAACGGGGCGCGAAACGGCCATTTAGGTGCGGCCCCCGTCGCCCTGCAGGATCGTGACGCGAATAGGCCCACCGGAGATGGACGCCACATTCACGCGCACACCACCTACGGGCACGATATAGTTGCCGACAGCGGACGCCGTGGTGCCGAGAGGGAATTGGGGATCGACCAGCCAGTCGCAGGCGGACGGGTCTTTCTCGAAAAGCTCGTCGAAGGTATACTCGACGCTATAGTTTGCCGTCGTTCCCGCGGGGACAACAACGGCGATCGAGGTGTTGAACGGGCCGCTGCGGTAATTCGCGTACCACGGATCGGCCTCCCCAGTAGAGGTGATCGTCTGCCGAAATGGGTTGGCCATGGCGCCCTATCTCCAGAAAAGGAAAAGGGCCGCGAGATACCCGCGACCCTTGATATTCCACTGCTGACTAATGTCAGGGGCTGTATTGCGTGACGCCGAACAGGCCAGTCGTGCCGGCCACGATGTTCGCCACCGAAGGGGTGATGTACATCTGGAGCCGAAGCGTGCCGTTCGATGCCGTCTGGAGCGCGTAGGTACCGCGGACGTCACCCGTGGTTGCGGTCGCAGGGTCCGTGGTGACGGCGGCCGTAAAGCCGGTCGTCGCCGTGACCTTGGCGTTGTTCCACATCACATTGACCGATCCCCACGCGTCACAACGCAGGGGGAACCCGATCACATCGCCTGTGCCGACAGACACGTTGCCAGCGGCAGCAGCCGAAGACGTGACGGAAGTGATGTACTTGAACGCCTTGACACCCGATGCAATGCCCGCGTTGGCGCCCGTAATGGTTTCAGCCATCGGGTAGCCATAGACATCATAGCCAACGACAGAGAATGTGATGCCACTGTCATTGCCGGCCGACGTGATGCGGATATTGCGAGCAAGAAGTGTCGCAGGGTTCCAGAGCCGAATGGAGCTCGTTCCAGACGGCGAGGAATAGCCCGCGGCCCCATCGATCGCGAGAAGCCCGGTCACGGTGTTCCCGGTCGCGGCGTTCTTGATGGACACGCCCACTGTGATGCCGGCACCCGACGTGGATACGAGCGTCAATGCAGTCGCGCTGCCGACAGCCTGGGCAGCCGCAATGTTGTTCGCGGCCAACGCGGACGGAACAAGATCGAGGACAGGAATATTCGTGGTGCCAAGAAAGCCGTAGACGTTCGTGTCTGTCGGCTCATAGCTGTAGGGAGCACGAGGGTCCATGATACCGAACCCGCGCCTTGCGAGCGACGTTCCGGAATCGGGATTGTTGGAACCGCCGAAGACAACCAGCGGCCCCGAAGGAGCAGTAATAGCCATCTGATGGCCTCCTTTGGGTCAAAGATTAGGGCCGGAGATTTGCCCCCGGCCCTTTCGCTGGTTGGATTACGAGGTCGGGAACGACCCGTAGGCGGCACGCCAATTGTCGTGCCCGAAGCGATAGCGTTCTCTCGCCGTCACCATCAAGTTGGTCGTGGTGTCATCCGGCCACATGTTCGTTTCGAACGGAGTGCGGTCGTAATGAATCAGACCTTCCTCGTCGGTGATGACGAACCACGCCAGAGACGAGGTGAAATACGGGTTCACCACGTACTCGGTCAGGCCGCCGGCAACGATCGGGATAGCGTTCACGTCGTTGTCGTTGGTGCCCGGACGAAGCGCCGTCTTCTGGAGACGGACGGCAACCGGCTCAAGCGCAGGCGGAATAGCCAGCGTGCGAGCGCGGATGTTCGTCAGAAGGCCGGCGTTGTCCCGGAATGTCGAAGAGATCGCAATCTGAGCATTCAGAAGCGAGGCTTCGTTCAACTCCACCTGAGTTGACGGGGTGTTGGCGACAACACCATTGTCAATCGGGTGAGAGGTCGAGAACAACGACACACCATCGCCGCCGACCGCGGGGTCGAAGACGTTGCCGAGGTTGAAGACAGTCGCGGCAAGCTGCTCCTTGGTCTGCAGGAACGACTTCTGCAGGCCGAGGTTGGACGGCATGAACTGCGACTTGTAGAGGTTGTCTTCGATGGCTTCCTGCGTGATCGCATAACCCAGGGAAACCGTATAGATCTCCAGGTTATAGACGAAACGCTGACCGGAAGCGTTGTCGAAGTAGACCGGCGCGCCTTCCGCCTTGATCTGTGCGTTGCCGAGACGCCGCGTGTCAGCCGTGCGCTCAACGCGCATGGTCGCCTTGCGGGACGTGAACAGCTTCGGATAGATCCGCGGCCAGTCCTTGTATTTGCCCGTAACCTTCGCCAAGCCAGGGCGAAGAAGGGCTTCAATTTGTGAAGTATTGACAGCCATTTCTCAACCCTCCTTAGGTGTGGATACCCGTCAACTGACGGTAGGACTGGTTGTTGAACACAACGACGACCCGGTTGTAGGCAGACGCCGGGTCAGATCCGAAGACGTTCACCGAATGAACACGGAACGGAAGCGTTGCGGTGGTCGCCGGGGTGGTCACGGAAGCGCCGGACTGCTGGGTGTAGTCATTGCCGGTGCCGATCGTGACCTGCACGTTGGAGCCAACATCCGCCGCGGTGATCGGGCCAAGCGTCGCCTGGACTTCGAACAGAGCAAACGGGTCGTTGGTGATCCACGCCTGCACGGAACCGCTGACGGCATCGCCGCCCGGCCACATGCGGGAGAAGCGCGTCTCGCCAGTCGCGACGGAGACGTATTTGCAGCCCCAGAACACGCCTTCAACCGGATCGGTGCCCGGAGAGAGCAACTGGATGCCGCCGGCAGCCACGCGAACGACGGGATCGCCGTCATAGATCTTCGTGGCATAGTTCGACGCGATGGTCGTGACAGAATACTGCATCGTGTAGGCGCCACCAGAAAGGCTACCCACATGACGAAAACCGGTAGGCGCATTTGCATTCGCCATCGGGGTTCTCCTATGTCAGGGGATAGGTCGCTCTCTGCGGACGCCGCAGCACGCACCTGATGTGAAGCCCGCTCGCGACGCGCGAGGGGCGTGTCTTCGCGACGCGTTAGGCGTCGGGAATTTCGACGGACTTGCGGATTCCGGTGTGCCTGTCGCTCACCTCAAATCCTTGTCCGAGATTGATGTTGGAAAGGCCCTGGAACTGGGCCTGCGCAACGCGGATCGCCTGCTGCTTGTTCTCTTCCCGCGCATCCGCGGATTCGTAATCCGGGCGCTTCATCAGAATGAGACCGTCGCGCTGGATCATGCCCTCGACCTGCATGTGAGGCAGGCCCGGCATCTCATCCGGCATGACCGGAACCCACTGCTGAACCTGGAGATCAGCGATGTGCGAGAGATCGGGCTCGCCATTCACGCTGTACCGGCACCACTGATAATCCATGCCGTCCTCTTTGAGATCGGGCGGGATGAAATAGCGGTCCTCGTTGAATGACTTGCGGCGAAGGGGGCGCCGGCTCTCACGGGTTTTCACATGAGCCGCGTCATGGATCTGTTCGCGCGCCTCTTGGCGCATAGGTGGGCGACCGGGGCCGCGCCGAGGCGCGTCCGGCATAACAGGATCTGTCATGAATGAATGTCCTAGTTCAGCGCCTTCTTGGCCTCTTGGGCCTTGAAGAAAGCGTATTCCTTGAGCGTCATATCCAACGCCTTGGCCGTCTCGACTTCAGCGCGGGTGAGCGTGATCTTCCCGCCATTGCTGGCGCCTGATGGTGACGCAGCGGAGCGAGAGCTGGGAGCGGTGACGGGCGATGGCGCCGCCTTCTTCGGCTCCTCGGCCTTGGAAGCGCTACCCAATTTGCCGTCTATGTATTTCCAATATGCGGCTTCATCAGCTTGCGGCGTGATACCGTCCGCGATGGCCGAATGATGGGCCGCCATGACTCGCGCGTGCTTCCTCTGGTCGGTGAAGAAGTCGCGGTTGCCCTTCAGCCAATTGGCCGTCGCAGGCGTCGCATTCGCGATATGAGCGTCGATCGCCTCATCCTGCGTTGCAGGCTGGCGCTGCTGCTGAGCCGGGGCCCTCTTGGCTCGCTCGATTTCCGAATTGAGTTGGCCAAGCCCTTCCTCGACCCGCGTTCGGTTGGCGCCGAGAACACCCAGACGTTCGGAAAGGTCTGCGACCCTGTCGTATTCGCCGCTCTCCATCGCCTCGCGCATTTCACGCTTGGCGTTGGCCATATCGCCCTTGATCGCCTCAAGAGCGCCAGACAGCACAGCTTTCGTGCCATCAAGCTTTTCTTCCCACGCGGTCTTCTTGACCGTGTCACGCTCTGCCTGGAGCGCCGCAATCTGACGATCACGCTCCGCAAGCTGAGCCTTCAGGGCCTCCGCGGCATCGTCGATCGTCGGTGGCTTGGCTTCCGGCTCCGGTTCAGACGCCGCGGCTTTCGCAGGCTCCGGGGCCGGCTCATCGACGATTTCGATCTCATCATCGCCGTCCTGGCCATCGACCAGATCGGGGATAGTCAGATCGTCGCCGCCGCTCGCAATGAGATCTTCGATCTCGGCAACCGCATCGCCCGGGTTGGCCTTGTTTAATCCATCCATGTGTGGATCTCTCAATAGACCAGATCAGGCGTGCCGGTTTTCCAGCGCAGATCCTGGTCGCGGAATAGGCGGAAGGGCTTGCCGTTCAACTGGACAGGCCAGCCATCGACAACGCGGAAGACGACCCAGTCGCCGACTTCCATTTCCTCGCCTTCGAAATCGTAGTTGTGGTCGGACTTGAAGGCTTTCTGACCGAGCTTAACGATCATGCCAACCTTGCCCTGGTTTTTGTCTTCGTCGCGTGTGGTGTCGGCATAATAAATGCCGCCAGCCGACTTTTCCGGGCGGATGTGGAGAGCGACCAGAACACCGTTCTGTGTTATGTCTTGCTCATCCAGATTGCAGCCCTGCAATGCATCCCAAAGCTCTTTACGCTTGGGGTCGAATTGGATTCTAGCAGGGGCTTCCCCTGTCATACATCACCTTTCGTGCTGTTACGGATTTTCATTGTCGATGGCACGCATTGACTTGGAGGCGTCGCCAAGGATCTGGAACGCTCGCTCGAGCCCGCGCAGGTAGAATTTTTCAGCGAGGTACTGCTCGCTCGTAACGTGCCCTCGTAGTATTTTCTGCTCCTGCTCGTGGATCTCGTTGAGCAGGAAATCGGAGAACTTCGTCTCCACGCTGACGGTTTGGGAGAGCACCGATCAGCAGCCCCTGTTGCCGCGCTTCGCCTGCTGCAAGCGACCAAGGCCAGAACCAGCCCCGGCCGTCATTTTCGGCGTCTTCACCTTGCCGCCATTAGCATAGGCCCGTCCGCCGTTCTTCATGATGCCCATCGGAGGAACACCACCCGGAGCCATTGGCATGGGACCGCCGGGCATAGGCCCACCAGCCATCGGGGGGCCGCCCGGGCCTGTCGGCATCGGGTTGACCATCGGGGGCTGCTGCGGAGGCGGCGCTGCAGGCATCGGCGCCGGCGCGGGCATTGGCGCCGGAGCGCCCAATCCACCGAGACCAGCCTGCGGCCCCTGATTGCCCGAAGGGAGGACGATATTGATCGTGGTCTTGCCGCCGGCTTTAGCGGAGCGAGTACGCCCGCCATCGGCATAGCACTGTGCGTCTGAATACCCGGCCTTGCGCAGCATGGCGCGGGCGCGGCTCTGATTGTGGCTCATATCCTACCCTCGATTGGGGAACGGCCCCGGTATGACGTTCTGGATGCCCGAATCCACGAGCTTCACAGCCGCGTTCATTGCTGCGATGCTCTCTCTGGATGCGCGATCGGCAGTGCGCTGCGCATCGTCCATCTGCGTTTCCATGAGATCCTTCTGCATCTGCGCTTCGGATTCCTTCATGGCCATCTGCAGCTTCTGCATGCGCTCCATGTGCCGGCTCTGGGCTTCCTGAGCCTTCGCATTCGTCTCGGCGACCTTGGCCTGCAGAAGCTGGACGTTGCCCTGCTGCATCGCCTGCATCATCGGATCAGGCGGAGGCATCGGCTGCGGAGGCATCATCAAGGATTCGCCGTTGTCGACCTTGATCATCTTCAGGACGTATTCGTCCACCTTCCGCTGGTCGTACAGCGTCGGGTTCTGCGTCGCCAATTGCTTGATGAACAGGGCCTTTTGAACCCGGAACATATGGCTCGGCACATTCGGATCAGACCGCGGCGTGAGGTCGGATCGATCGAGCGCAGCAAGCAGCTTCTGCTCATCCCACTTCTCGGAACCACCCTTGCGAAACCGCCAGAAGGCGCTCGGGTCTTCCCGGAACAGATCCTTCAGGAGTTGGAATTCCTCGGCCATCGCAGCATGCAGGCGCTTGTGGACATCGCTCGGGATGATCTTGGATTGCTCGAGCAATGCCAGCGTCGTACCGACTGGAGCGTCCTGCTTGCCTTCTCCAATGCCGATCTGGGTTGTTCCTGCCAGCCTCTGGCCTGCCTGCACGATCGCATCCGCGAAGCCGGCGAATTGCGGGCTCACGTCGCGATAGGGCAAGCCCATAACCGCGTCCTGGATCTTGCCAGTCTGCGTGCCGCTCGTGTCGATCGGCTGGCCGCCACCCGCAGGAATGCGGAAATCGAGGCTGTTCTGTTTCCCCAGGGATTTCGAGTATAGGAAGCCCGGAAAATTCGAGACCATTCCGTTGTCGAGCAAAATGCGCCACGCCGCCGAAACAGCCCGGTTGGCATTCGACAGCATGTGGCCGAGCCCGAATGGCCAGAAGCCGAACCCGGGCTCGAAAGGATACATCACATAGAGCTTGCGGCGGATCTTGTTCGGGTCAGCCTGGTTCCAGTCCCGTCGAACCTCCAGGATCTGCTGTGATCCCTTCTCGATCGTCACTTTCCATGGGAGAGGAACGCCGGTCGCCTTGCCGTCTTCACCCTTGTCCTCGTATCCCTTGATATCGAGATAGCAGTAGCATTCGTAGATCGTGTAGCTTGTGTCTTGGGGCCGCTCGGCAACGGGCGTAATGCCAGACTGTTCCGACTTGGCCTGGTCAATCGCGTTGGTCTCCGGCGGTTCAGCCTCGCCCAACTCGACATCACGATACGCCCCTAGCGCCTGCATGCGCTTCAGCGTCACCGTGTCCATCTCGATTTCTTCGGTGACGCGCAAAGCGTTCTGCAGATCCGTCGCGTTGTTCGCGACGATCAGTTTCTCAGCGTCGACACTCTCGGAAACAGGCCGGTTGCGGATCGGGCACCGATAAAGCTTCTTGAACCCGGCACCACCCCAGCCCACACTGAACAACAGCCGATCCGTATCGGGGTAATATTCAGGCGCCGTGACCGTCAGGTAATGGTTGAACCCGTCCTCAAGCTCGTCCGCCTCTTCGTCCGTCTGTTCGTCGCTGTCGCTGTCGACTGTGACCTTGACCGGGCCATCAGCCGGCAGAAGCTCGCCGCGGGCCGTCGCCCTGAACTGTAGCGTAGCCTCCAGCAAGAGAGGATGACGAACGCTCGCCATGCCAAGCAATGGCGCGCCACCGCCGTCAACCGTGCCGGATTGCTCAGAGACCTTCAACCCAAGCATCTTGATCAGTTCGGCGCGATCCTCGATCCATTCCTGTCGGGATTGGTTGTCTGCGTCGATACCCTCGATCAGTTCATTCGAGATAGCCCCAAGAACCTCGGCGGGAAGCTTGTCAGCGAGGTTCTCGAACCACTTGTCCGCCGGGATTTCGGCATCGTCTTCATCGTCAGGCGGGATGTCAGGACCGATATTGATCGTGACAGACCCGTCGTCGTTCTCGACTTCGGTGCTGTCTCCAATCTCCGGCTCGCCGAGATCGATCACCTCTTCCACGAGATCGGAAGGCACACCTTCCCCCCGCCCCTCATCAGCTAGATTGACGGAAGGGATGGGAATGGAGCTGCGTGCCATTATGCTGCGATGTCTACCTGTTCGGGCTCGGGAGCGGAGATGCGGAATCTCATTGATACGACAAGGACGTTCTCTTGCTCGGGGTCAGACCAAGCGGTGCATTCAGGCCGAGTGAAGAGGGCCCCGACATCCTTCGTTCCGTAGAGCGACAGGAAATTATGGATTGTCAGCGCTACTTCCACGGACAACTTCTCGATCAAATCGCAAATCGGGTCTCCCTTTCGCAGGAAATCCCCGACTTGGATCAAGACGCTTCTGCTTTTGTCCCAAGATCCAGGGGTCACCTGCCTTAGGAACCATTTCTCGACATCCTTCGGCGTCTGGATGTTCTCGGGATATTCGACCTTGTGGCCTTGGACTTTCATTCGTCCTCACGTCGGATAAAGCGGCGCCTGCGATACAGGCTTGCGGTAGGCCATCATGTCTTCCAGTTCCGCGGCGCGCTCAGCTCCGAGCTGCAGCAAGCCGCCATCCCGGATGAATCGAAGGGCCATTGACGTTGTGTCTGTGAGATCGTCGTGCTCTGCCTTCGGGAAGGCAGCGACCTGATTTATTACCATCTGAGCAAAAGTGGTATGTGGCGCGGAAACAAGGCCCTCGGCGAACAGATGCTGCACGCTCCAGAGCCTCGCCACCTTGTCCTGCGACTTCGGGTCGACCAGACGGACACCCCAAGGCTCATGGCTGTAGAGCCGCCGCATTTCCTGGGCGACTGAATGCCCTGATGCCTTGGCTTCCACCAAGAGCGTGTCGACGCCGAACCGTTGGCACGTATCTGCGATGTGCTCGACCAAGCCCCAACTCGGCATGGCGCGCTCGCGGTATTCCTTCTTGCTCTCTCCAGGGATTGATTTGACCGGGCGCCCGTGTAGCTCCAGCCTCTTTTCCCAGGCGTAGATCAGCATGGCGCGCCTGACGCCATGATCCTGATAGACGCCCCAAACCGTCATTGCAGACGGGTCGTTCTCCTGCTTTTCCGTATAGGCTGTATCAACCGATCCGACGACATAATCGAAGGCGGGATAGATCTTTTCCCCGAACCGCTTCCAATCGGCCGCCTTGATGATACCACCGCCAGCTGGAACGGGATCCTGCTGGTACTGAGACGAATAGAACCAATCCCCCAGCTTTCGCATGTTCGACAGAACAGCCGGCGGGAACCGCTCAGGCCAGAACAGTTCGCCGTCCTTCGTCCGCGGATCGCGCCAGCCAATCGAGGTCTTCGACGCTCGCGTTCCGACAAACTCAGCCGGGATACAAAGATGCTCGTAACCCAGGTCCTTGCTCAGGATAAACCCAGACACATCGGCCTGATGCACACGCTGCATCACGACGACGGTCGCCGACTTCGACATGTCGTTGAGGCGGTTCGACATGGCCGAGGAAAACCACTCGACCGTGCTTTCCCGGATCTTCTCAGATTCCCCATCCGCCACATTGTGCGGGTCGTCAAGAAGAACCCTGTCGCCTCTTTCACCAGTGCCGACACCACCGATCGACGACGCCAGCTTGAACCCAGTCTTGTCGTTGCTGACGTATTCCTCGCCAGCCTTCTTGAGCAAGAACCGATCGCCAAAGAGCCGCTGGAAATGTGCGCTCTGAATGACGTCTCGAAACCTTCTGTTGTCTCGCTCGGTCAAATGAGCCGCGTACGAGAACGTCACATAGCGCAGATGCGATTTGCCGGTTGCCCATTCCCACGCCGGCCAGAACACGTTGACCAACAGCGACTTCATGCTGCCAGGCGGCACGTTGATCAGAAGCCGCGTGATCTCCCCGGCCGTGACAGCCTCAAGATGCTCGCAGATGGCCTCGATTGCCCAGCCTTCAACAAAGACCGTCGCTGGCTCGATCACATGCCAGTGCTGGCGGACGAACTCCAAGAGGCTCTTTTCACAGGCCTCGCGAAGCTCTAGCGTTTCAAGTCGGCGTACCGCACGGGCAAGCCTGCGAAGCTCTTCCGTTTGGTTCATGGCCTATCTACGGTTGCATCCTGCTGCTTAAGTGCGGCGGATCGCGGGCTGGTACCAATCTTAGGTTGCGTTAGTGCATTTCCTTGAGGAACGGAACGCCGGCATACTTCCTTGCGCCTTCCTCGACGATCTTCCGAAGCTCATCCGCGCTCTTGTCGTCGAACTCGCCGGGGGCGCCGACTTCCTTCCGGTCGATCACAAGGCCGTTCAGCTTCGCGGCGTCCATCTTCGCGTTGCGGGCCACGTTCAACGCCGCCGGGCTTTCCAGAGCTTCAGCCTTTGCGGCAATCCGCAACAGGTCTTCCGTGATGCTTGCGACCGTCACGACCGTGCGGGTTGCAGCGCGCTCTTGCAGTTCCGAGACCCGCCGCGAGATGTCATCTTTCGTCATCATTCGATGCGCGTTCTGACGATGCGGCTTAAACCCGGCAATGGCGTAAGCGTCTTCGGCCTGCTTGCCCTTCGCTAGTTCCTGTGCAAAGCGCTCGTGACGTGGGTTCTCAAGGACAGGCATCACACGCCTCGCGGCACGGCTACAGACACAACACGAACGCTACGGCCATCGGCGATGACAACGCGCTTGGCACCCAATTCCTTGGCGAGACGCCATGCCCGATTGAACCGGACGATATCGGCAAGCATCTCATCAGCCTTCCGAGCCAAAGCGACCTCGCGCCATTTGTTCGCGGCCTTCAATTCATCGCCCCATCTTCGGGGTTGAAGAACATAGGCTGAGACCGCAACACTTCCGACTTCACATCAGCCCTGCAGCATGACGTGACTGTCGCCATGGAGAAACCCGCGGTCAGATTGTCCATGTCTTTGTCAGCATAGAATGACAGCCAGCCACTTTCTTCCCATGCATAGACGTCCACCAGTTCGTGCTGGTATCCGTCGTCTGTTCTGATGATGTAGGTCGCGGGTTGTGTCATGAGAGCCAGCCTGCGAGCCAGAGAAGGCCGATTACGGGTAGGATTGCGAACCACATGATAAACGCGAAAGAGCCGGACAGGACACCGGCCGTTACGGCGAGGGTGAACTTCCAGCTCTTCATTCAAAGCCCCACATCTCAGCCCATGCTCGGTAGAGAGCGTGGATGAGAAAAGCGAATGTTACTGCGTGCATTAGACTTTATGCGTGCCTTCGACGCCGCGGCGCATGCGGGCCAAGGTGCGCGAATGAAGCCAATGCATGGCCTCCTCGACCTTGGTAAGGGCCAGAGCGTTCTCGCGGCAAGCATACGGCCCAGCTTGAAATGAGCGGAGGCGGTCGGCAACGATTGCTAGGAGCACTTCCTGCGTCACGCCATTCACGCCGACTTCGTTGATCGGGCCATTCTGAAACAGCACGACCAGTTCACTCTTCGGCTCGGGCCCTGTTGGGGCAAGTGACACATTCGTCGCCGTGTCGAAACCGGAGATCTCATACCGATGATTGGCCCCACCAGCGCCGGGCTCATCAGTCACGGATATCAAGATGGTATCGTTGGCGGGGTTGACCTTGTGGTCCAGAACTTCGCGCATACACGCTCCTGCGTATATTCCGGTCATATACGGCTTTGCGTATGTGACGCTTCCTCGGACACTAGGGGATAAGTGTAGAGGGTTTGTATCAGTGCGGGCTCGCCGTATGGGCAATCTGCCCCGGTTACTGCCGCGCTGAACTCTGTATCCTTCACGCGGCATATCTGGCAGGTATGTAGCGCAAAGCTGTCAAATCTGACTTCTTTGCAACTTGTGCAAAGAATGCACGTGTTGGGTCTGCAACAAGGCCGGACGCTAACCCGGCTCTGGCTTTTTCCTCGGGTTGTTTCCCCTACCGGACTCAGCGTGCACGCCCTCCGGACTGGACCCCGATCTTGTTCGCAGGTGTTATGGGCTAGGGTCCGCCCCATCCACCCGTGCCAGACGAAACATCCTACTGCGCTTCTGCTTTCAGCGCCGCTTGTTGCAGAACTCTGAATTAATCCCCGGCCTTTGTCCCGTCGTAGCCGGTCTAGAAATCCGGCTCGTTTCGGATTTGTCTCCGGGGGTCGGTGACGATAACCGCGCATCGTGCGGCACGGCACCCTAGTCCGGTTGCATATCTCTGATCAGGAGACAGTGGCAATCCGGGAACTCTTGGAAGCAGGGGGCGGATTTGAACCGCCGGCCTTCAGGTTATGAGCCTGACGAGCTACCGAACTGCTCCACCCTGCTAAACCAGTGAAGATTCTTTAACGGGATCGTTTAGGGGCCGTCATGCTTTGCGGGCGGGCGGTCCCTGGATTCAACAAAACCCGCTCGGCAAATGCCTGCGGGCGCAAATCGTCACTCTCTATTTCGAGAACCTACCGGTGCCCGCACGACCAGTCAAGTCCTTCTCGACATCCTAGACGCAAAATGTTGTGCCAAAGCCGCGAGACCACGCTTCAAGGTACTAATTGTTGTGGACATGTCGTTGTCGTCGATGAAGCGCCCGTGGATGGCGACGCGATTGACGGACTTGTTCGCGCCTCTGCCTGCACATTGCAAGGCCTCGAATGCTTCGTTGTAGTCTCGACGCCGCGCAAGCCGTGCCTTGCGCTCCTCCTGCAATTGCTCGTCGGTGAGCAGGATGTCAGGGTCTCGCACGCCGCTCCCGACCATTTCGTTCGGGTAGTTCGATTTGGCATCCGGCCGCGGCGCGTCATAATCCCGGCGCACACGGTAGACGAGCTTTGCGTAGTCAAGCCCGGCCTGGTATTCTTCGGGCGTGATATCGGTGCGAAGCGCGTATATCCCAAGCGGGCACTCTGCCATCTGGTCGAAGACCTGCTCATGCGGGACCAGCCGAAGGCGCTGAGCCATCACGACACGGCGGATATCCTCGCGCCGGCTATTCGACGGGGCTTTCTGTACGCTGCCGTTCTTGTACCGAGAGACTGCGGGCTTCCGCTTGCGGCCTGCTCTTGCCATTCAGGGCGATCTCCGATTTCATTCGTTTAAGACACTCAGCCCCCTGAATGCGACCGCGAACGGCAAGATAGTTCGTGCACCTGTCTATTGCGCCGGCTTCGGCTTTACGGATTTCCTCTTTGTGATAGTCGAGTGAGACATAGGTGAAGCCGTTGATGTGAATACGCGGCGCAGGCACGACACCTTGTACCACATCTCTTGCTTCTTGTAGGCCTTGAGATATATTTTCAAAGGCTTTCTTGGTCACTGTTTCACGCCGATTTTGTGGAAGGCGATCATTCGCATGTCAGAGAGATGCGCCTTTACGGCGGCGACAGATTCCTTCACGTCTCCATAGCCGCTTGGACGCATTCCATTTTCCCATGCCGCATCCAACAGCGCTTGCATTATTTCCTTCAGTTGCGGCTGGTTTGGCTGCCTGCGTAGGGGCTCAACAAGGGCGCCTTCCGGATGTGTCTCGAACTGGAGGGACACGAGATACTGGGCTTCGTCATATTTCTCGGCAGGAATCTGTAGGTAAAGCTCCACATCCCCCGAATAGAATTCACTCCGAACAAATGCTCGTGTGCTCATCCATCCACCTCCATTCCTTCATCAATGTCCGGAGCGCTTTGCTTCCTCGGCTCCTGATCGCAACTGCCATTGGCGAATATCACGATGTCATCCGGGCCAATTTCACGGCGGGCCCGTAAATCCCACCAGCGATGAATGACACGTGGGCCGCCATAGATCCGGTAGGCATTCCAGTATCTGTCGTCTCGGAAGCCGACGTAGTGGACGGCGGGCGTGCTCACTTCGGCGCCTGCATTGCCAGCGCACAGAACCCCAGGAGAAAAAGCAGGATCAGGACCGTCGTCGCTGCTGACCAGAATGCTTGCAGCCAAAGGATGATCCGTGCCGGCTTTGTGAGTTTCGATAGATCACGCTCTAGGCTCATCCATCCACCTCTATGACTTTGATGTTGGCTGATCGGGCGCGGCGGCGCTGGCGCGTGGCCACTTGCGCGGGTCTATTTCTCTGGCGAACTGGCGCGAGCATTGGGAACACAGGTCGAACGAATACCCGCGTTCAAGATGCGCGATGGGATAGCCAGATCCTGTTATGCTCACGGTCAGGCTGTTCCAGCTGTCTGGCTTCCCGTCGCATGGCACGACAGCAGTGTCGTCGCATCCGTCGCATCGCCATTGTGCTTTAACCGTCATCGCTCCCCTCCCTTCATATCGGTGGAGCGGGCGGCGGCTGCCAGCAATTCCCGCGATCCCGGAGCGAACCCCTTCTCAGTGCAGATCTGATGGTATCCCGCCATAAGCTTCGCGTCGGTCCGCGCGTTCTTTTCATACCTGGCGTTTTCGTCCTTCAGCCTCTCCACCTCTGCCTCTAGCTCGGATATGCGGGCCTTGTCTGAAGCAACAGGCGGCGCTGGCTGTGGTGCGGTGGACAACATGACTTTATAAATGTCTGCCGACGCCCATAGCTCTTTTCCAACAGGGAGGAGAGGAGGGTTGTGCGTCCGTGACAGATCTCGCGCCGCTTGCTTCATTTGCATCGATGGCTCACACGGCGCCGGCAGGTATGCGGCCTCGGCTTGTCGCTCACTTTCACCCCCTTCATGATCCACTACGGTGGTTGTGGGGCGTGGGTGATCTGCCGGCGGGTTGATATCTCGAATCACGAACCGAAGCCCGGCGAATGCTCGGGTGAGGCGACAATTCCCATTGCGCTCGGAAAATAGCGAGTGCTTGTTGAGCTTAAGAACGTATAGTCTCTCGCCAATGACTGCGAATATGCCGGGTCTGTACCCAATGTGGATGTTCAGCCGCACATCACACCTCCCTTCCGCGCCGTCTCTATGGGCTGCCATTCCATGCGGTTGGTCATTTCTCAGCGCTCCACTTGTGCAGGCAGTCAAACCCACAGAAATGCTTGTCCCCACCAATTCCGACGCGCCTTGACTGTGCGTATAGTCCTTTTGCTGTCGGATCGGGGTCCATCCGTTCAGCAGTTAATAGCAATCTTTCCTGATACATGTATTTGGTGTGTTTTATATCGTTTCCGCAACCATCGCATTTTATTTCAACGGTTTTGGTCATGACAGGCCCTCTCCTTCCTCGAATTCGCGGCGGATGCGGGCGACGAGCTTGTACATACCGTCCGCGCTCGCGTCGCGATCAGATCCAGCTTGATCGAAGTCGACGACCGTAAAAAGGTTATCCGCCTTATCCCTCCACACATT